GTGGCGTCCCAACGGGGTTGATCCACCCCGAGGATGGCGGAGCCGCGAACGCGACGCTGTTGATCCCGAAGATGTCCTCGACCGCGTCGATCGAGATTTTTCCGTCCGTGAGTTCCCCGTAGCCGATGCGCGTGATTCGAAACACCTGGTTCGAGATGCCGAGCGGCACCCACGTAAAACGGAACAGACCGCCGGGGCGGAACTGCCACGCGCTGCGATTCGCCACGAGCTTGATCTTCGACAGCGGGTAGGACAGCGTCTTCAAGACGCGGATCGCCACGAGCGCCGCCGCCGCTTCCGAACCAATCCCGTTGAAGTCGATGGTTTGCGGACGAACCTCGCCGGTGACCGAGACGTTCGCCGGGTCGTAGGCTCTGACAACTCGCGTGTTGAAATTATTGGACCGGGAGATGAATTTGATCGTGACCAGGTTCGTCGTCTCGCTCCAGGAGCCCCGAGAGAAGTCCGGCGTCATGAGGACGTCGTCGACGTTCAAAGTCGGCAGCGTCGTGGGATCGTAGCCGCCCCTCGCTAGAATAATCGTCCACAGACCCGTGGCCGGATCCGTGTAGAGCAATCCGTCGCAATGCCGGAGAACCTCGCCGATGAGTTGGTCGGCGCTCGCCTGCGTATCGAACTGCATCGATATCCCGAGAACTTCGGTCGCAAGGGTGAACGCCGCATTCGAGAAACTCGTGGAGTCGATTCGCGCGGCCGGAATCCCCAAACCGTAGTCGACGTTGGTGAGCAGGTCGTAGATGGCGAGTGCTGGATTCGCATCGCCGCCGATGTTGAAAACACTCGATCCCAGTCCGAACGGATTAGGACAGCGCCGCACCACGAACGCCAGCGGCTTCAAGTAACTGGACGTCCCCAAATAAAGTTGCTTGAACACCGCGTAGCACTTGCCTCGGTAGGCCGGAGCGACAGTCGAATGCTGCGTGACGATCGTGAACGTGTCGCCGTTCACGTACTGTGTGGATCCGGTCTGAATCGTCATGTTGATGATCGGGCAGGAAAAAGCCTGGTCCGCCCAACACGCGTTCGATCCCTCGAGGTTCAGAGTGCTGTTGCTCTGCCCGCCGGACCGCGAGCCGTTCACGGAGAATCTCATTTTCCCGAACGTGCTGTGAAGCGTGTTCCCGTCGATGCCGACGGCGATGATGGTTATGGTTTCATCGAGCGAGCTGCTTCCCGCCGACTCCGCGGTGATCGTTCCGTTGCCGGTGCCGGAGTACGTATAGCCGATCCCGGATTGGTCAAGTATGATGCGGCCCTGTTTGACGCTGAGGTATGGGTCCGGCTGCTGCGTCTGAAGTCCACGATAAAAATTGATGATCCCGGAGATTCCGCCGCCGCCGCCCGGCACGGTTCCGCCGAATAGGAGGTCGCCCGTGGCGGTCACCTGGATGTAGTTCTCGGTGCTGTCCCCGTTATTGATCGTGGCCAATGAGCGCGGGACGCTTTTCACATCGGCCTGAATGTCCACAAGAGCGTCGACGGGCCCGTGGCAAAGCATGAACTGGCACCCGAGATAATATTTGTACCCAGTGATCTGGGTTTTTCCGAACCCGAGAATCCCCGCGCTGAGTTTGATCGGCTTCGATTTGAGATCGCCCCACCAGACGGTGTTCCCTCCCTTAATCATGACGGTCCCAAAAACAACGGGGATCGCGCGACCCTCCGAGGCCGTCGGGATAGAGAAGTCCCCGAGCGCGGACGGCTGCGGCCCGTGGGGATGCGGAGCGAGCAGTGCGCCCACCACGGTTGTCGCGACAAAAAGAAGTAGCAGTAGCCAGAACGCCAAAATATCACCTCACCCGATTGAAGCGCTGCCGTCGAATGGGTTCACCGTCGGAATTAAGTCGAACCCGAGAAAACTGATCGTTCGCCCGTAGTGCGCGCACGCCGCAAAGTTCAAAGCGCAACCGGCCGTCCCGTTGACCGGAGCAGGGGCCGTCATCCCGGCGATCGGCGAGATGAGCGTGACCGTGGATCCGCTGTGATCCACGATCATGCGGTAATCGTTCCCATGCTTCAGGTACCCGCCCCGGAGTGAATCGGGGAGCGAGGCGGACGCAGGAATCGTCAGCACCGTTCCTGTCGCGTCGATGGCCGTCACCGAGCCGCTGTAGGTGTGCGCCGCGAGGTCCGCTCCGCATCCCGCATCGCCGAAGATGTGAGAGCAGGGAGCCTGATAGAGCTGCTGCGGGATCTTCCGCTGCAGCAAGTACGTCGCCGAATTGCAGGTGAGCTCGCATTGGTCGGTGAAGCGCGCCGAGGCGATGAGTCCGGTGAACAATACGACTGTCTCGGCGTCGGAGTAGTGCGAGCCGAAAACGGTGACGGCGATGGGCGCCGACGGCAGATACGGAATGAGCATTGCGGCCAGAGGGTGATCCTTGGGAATGAAAATCTTGATCTGGCCGGAAACGACTTCGCTCGAATGCTCCGCCTCAGTCCGGGTGATCGTCGCCGGAGCGTATATCTGCCCGAAATAAGTGATCGAGATCTCGGCGCTCGTGAGCGCGAATGTGAGACCCGCGGACTGGAACAGGTAGAGCTCATACGGCTGCGCGGCGAAACCGGATTTTTCCAGCGCGTCAAAACTCATGGAGTTTCCCTCGGGACTTCCCGGAGAGACAGGACCGACTCGGCATGCTCGGAACTATTCCACTTGATCTCGGTCAAGTCCGACGCCAGCCGTGCGAGGGTCAGAAAGGAAATCATCGTCGCGCCCTTCGCGAAAATCTTTCCCGTGGCGGAGTCGATCGTCAGCGTCTCGGTGCCGTTTCCGTTATCGACCGCGGCCGTGATCTTCCGGTACACGTTCCCGGACCCATCGATGGGAATGAAAGCGACAAAGCGACGCGCCGGGGAGGGAAATAAAAAGCGCGAGTAGAACTCAGACTTAATCAGAATCCCGCCGTCGGCTGAACCCACGTCCGCCGCGAGGACCAGGTCCTGATCCCACGTCGGTATCCAGAACGGATTCAGCTGCCCAAACCGCCGGAGAATGAAAGCGCGGAATGTGGTTACATTCGCGTGCCCGTCGATCCACCAGGGGAAGTCCTGCCCCACGATCGCACTTCCTCCTTTGTCGACGACACCAATGGGCCCGACTTTCGGATCGATGGTGACGAGCGACCGTTTGTAGCTACGTTTGAGCGTGCCCTCCCAGTTCGGCGCAAGTTCGAGCACATCGAATCCGAGGTACTGCGTGAGAGAGAGACTCGGCGCCGGAGCCGGCTGCTGCGCTTCTCCGATGAACTGCAGGTCGGCCTGGTCGATCTCGCTGCTAAACCGCTGGATGTCGACCGAACTCGGAAGCCGGCACAAAATTACCGGGAGAACACGAGTCCCCGGCCCCCCGGACCAGGCGAACTGCGTCGGCGAGGTAACCGTGACCGAGTGCGCAGCGACACTCGCGATGGAGAGCGCCTCGTAGGTGTACTCGTCAACCCAAATGCAAACGAGGCCTCCGGCCACGAATTGCCTGTCCGCCGTGTCAACGGGAATGACAAAAACGCCGGCGGCGATGTCGGAAAGTAGCGGCTGCGCGTCCGGCCACCAGGGAACGCCGAACGGCTGATTCTGCCAGCCCCACACCAGTGACTCCATGCCGGCGGCGTCGCGCGCGTTCAGGGTCAATGCGCGAAACCGTAACGCGCGCCTGGCAAGCTGTCGCAACGCGCGACGCTGCTCATTGTCGGAATAGGATTTCAAAACATCGGTCAAGTACTCGATCGATTCGCTAACGCCCTCGCCCCACTCGGGAGCGATGGAAAACACCGTGATGCGCGAGCCCGTGACAAGCACGTCGGCGCCGCCGATAGCGCTGGCAAACGTGAAAACGAGGTCCTGATTGATCTGTGCTGGCCCCGCGTTCGGCACCGTTGCCTGATAGGTGCGCGAACCGAGCGCGGAGAAAACAAGTGGAAGTCCGTACGGATTTGCGAGCGTGAGACCGCCGGCGCCGTTGATGGCGATGGCGGTGAGATTCTGCTGCGCGTCCCTGAAGGCATTCCACACCTCGATGCTGAACTGCGTCGCGCTCAGAACGAAACCGAGCGCCTTCGATCGCGGGATGACGATGATTTTCTCGAAGAGTTGACCGCCGAAAAGTTCGTGACGGTCGCCGGCGCGATCCTGATGGAAGATCGATACGACGGGTTCCGGGATGGCGCCATTGCTGGCCGCGGCCTCGCGCGTGGTAACGCTCAAGGTCAGAATGATCGAAGCGACCGCGGTGACGACGCTTGTCGATCGATTGAAAACTACCAGGCCGCCGGGCCCGAGTGACCGCGCGTCTCCTGAAAAATTGGCCATCAGGGAACCTTCTTCACCGCGAAATTCGGGAACAGTTTGTAAGTGTCGGCCCCCAGAGGGTAGTCGGACGCTTGGGAGAATCCGTTGCCGACGGCGTTCGTGGAAAATACATACGGAATGTCCCCGAGCAGCGACCGGCCCGTGGAACCTCCATCACGAACTACCCAGAGCAGTGCCGGGAGCAGATTCGCCCGGCCGTCCATCAGGCTCGTCTGCAAGAACTGAAACTCATAGTAGGAGCCGAAGTAGCCGTAGACCGGAATCTCCGGCCGCATCGAACCGGCGCCGATCGCGAAAACGGAACTGCTGCCACTCTTTCCCGTATACCCCTGCGCCGGGTCGGTCGTATTGGAGCATCCGATCCACAGGCCCGTGAAAGAATCGACGTCGGCGCGAACGAACGTACACGTCGCTCCGAAGACGTCCTGGTCGACTCCCGGACAGTTTGTCGAAGCATCGAACCCCGGACCCCTTCCAAAGGGATTGAATCCGACCCAATTGCTCGAGGCGGATCCAAAAAAATATGCCCCTCCGGTATAGCTTCCCGCTTTGTTGAGCGAGGGACCCCATCCCATGTTTTTGAACAGGCCCACCGTCTGCTCGATCACCACGACGATGTTGTCGCCGGCTGAATCCGAAAAAAAATGATAGTTGGAGAACGGACCAATCGAGAGCGGCATGCCGACGCCGATGGGACCGCTCGCCCCGCTGGCAATGGGAGCGCCGGTGAGCTGATTGTTCCACGGCTGCACGCCGTTGAATCCGGTCCCCGTGTACAGGTTTATCGAGTAGCCCGCCGTCGATCCGTATTGCCACGGCTGCTCGTTCAGAGCGGCGCGAAGATGGACGTAGTTTCCACTCTTGTGCAAATGCGCGCGCCAGCCCGCTCCTTCCGCCGCGCTCAGGTCCGTCGTCCATCCCGCGGCCACGAGAAAAGTAACCAGCTTTTGCACTGCATCGGTACAGGATGTCGCGCTGCCATTCGCGTACATTTCACTCTCCAGTCAGGACAGCTGAACGGCAAAATAATCGGCCTGCGTGGTGCGAAACACGTTCGGCACCACCAGGTATTTGATCCCGGCGACGGTGATGGTGTTCTCCGCGCTTTGCGCAAATCCAGTGACCGCCTTCACGCCGGCGAGTTCTCCGAAAACGTTCGGGGTGACGTCGCAAAGCACGACGGGGAGAAGCGAGTAGCCGCCGTCGAGGTTCTGACGCCAGTCCCACGTCGCGACCCACGCCCACGGCCAAACCTTCCCGCGTGTGGCTTCATTGTTGTAGCTGGTGAATCCTCGCCAAAGGCCTATTGGCAGCCGGAGCCGCAAAGTGCTCTCGGACTCCGTCCCGAGCGGCACCTTCTTCGGAATAGGCATCGCATTCATGTCGACCGCCGTATTGCTCCATCGCCAGGTCGTGGAGGTCGAAGCCGGC